GTTTATGAGCATCTTGTACGCTTGAATCGTGGCTTGAGCCTGAGTTAAAAAGGTTTGAGCCTTCTGTGCTTCAGTCTCAAGTTCGCGAATCTCAGATTCCAAGAATTCCTTGGTAATCTGCATATCAACCAAATGTAGTGTAAGCAGGTACGTAGTACACAGTACCAGCAATCATTACTTTGATTACTTTACCAACAGTAGTTACGCTAGCTGCAGTTGGGGCGCAAGTCGCGGCTGGGCCAGTTTCAATGTTTGCAAACAAAGGAATCTCACCTGTGTTTGTACCGCTGTCAGTCACGCGAATAAACGAAGCAGTAGCGGGCAAAGAAGCGTTAACTGTGTAGGCGGTGTCCAACTGAAGAACAGCCAAAGTACCACCGGGGGTAGCATCAGAGCCGCCCAAAGTAGCACGAATTGCATTAGCCGCACCAGAAACAGTGGCTGATGCGCCGTCAACACTCAAAGAAATGTGTGCGCCGTTGATTGTGCCGCCTGTTGCAGCGCCTGTACCGGTAACAACAGAGAAAGCACGGAAAGTTTCGCCAGAACCTGTAGAGGTAAACGTTAGCTTGTTATAGCTTAAACGTGTATCGCCAGTAGTGGCAGACGTTGTAGCATAAGCTGAATCAATGTTCTGGGCTGTAGTTACAGCAATAGGAGAAGTCGCAGTGCCCGAAATAAAACCGTTTAACGATTTGACTGGGCCGGAGAATGTGGTCAATGCCATGATTGTTCCTTACATACAAGTTAAGTGCATTAGTCTGTATGTCGTCAGCCGGGACTGTCTAATGCACCGGAAAACCCCGGATGTGTATTTATACCACTACGTTTAAACCAATGCAAGAAAAAAGGGAGCCAAAGCTCCCTCTTTTTTTTAGACCTATTAGGCTCCGGGTGAACCGAAGATACCCAATGGATCTGACACACCGAAGCTATAACGCTCACGGGCTTTGTAACGAACGTTACCTGTGTCAAAGTCACCATCCATGCCAGTAGACATAGGGGTGCGGATGAAGTGCTTCAAACCATTAGGCACATCAGTCAACAGGAACCAAGCATTGGTGTCTGTCAAGTAGTGGTTAATGCAGTAGCCTTCAGGGATAGAACCATTGTTCTTCAAAGCGTTGATGTCATTGTCGGCTGTAGAAACACGGAGTTCGGTTTCGAGCAAACGAGTAGCAACGAATTGCAGAGCAGGTGGAATCACCAACTTCTTAGGCTTAGCGGCAATCAGCAAGCTACGCTCATCTGTCCAAGCGGCGATCTGAATAACGGCATTCTCAAGAGAAGTCTCGTTCAAATCGGAAGGAGTAGATGGAGTGTTACTGTTAGTACCACCAGAAACCAATGGGTGGGCAGTGTTACACAAAGTAACGCCGTCACCATAGGTTATGCCAGAGCCACTAAATGCGTTGTTCAACACAAAAGCGGCTTTAACTTGCTTGGTGTAAGCCATACCACGGGCCAGAGCCTTGGTATAACGTGAAGACAAAGAGTCATACAAGTTATCTTCCACAGCTTCCTCTGTGATGGCAAAGCCCATCGCAATGGTTTCGTGTGTATAACGTGCAGTAAATGCTTCCTGTGCATTGTCATAAGCGATGGCTGAGCCCTCGTTCTTGACAGGTGCGGCAGCAAAGCCAGACAACTTTGTCTCTTCTTCGAAGCTACGCTCAGATGACTCTGTTTCGTAGATTTCTTTGTGCTCTTCGCCGTATTTAGCGTACTCAAGACCGAACAAAGCGTTCAAGCCGGGGAGTAATTCTTTGAGCAGTTGTGCGCGTGAAATAGCCATGATTTAGCTCCTTAGATGCCAACGGCGTTAGTGAAAGCGGAAGCGCCGGGGTTGAACTTAACAAACACTTCAGTGTAAGTATCGGTCAACGGAGAAGCGAAACCAATGATCTTGAACGCGGCGGCAGTAGTAACTACTGTGCTTTCCAAAGCGCTGGTAGAGTTACCTGTACGGGTGTTACCTGTAGAAGTAGACTGAACAGCGGCAAAGAAAGTGTTTGCGCCAAGAGCGGCTTGAGTAACTTGACCATCCAATTGAGCTTGGAACGTCACGTTAGGGTCAGTGATAACGTATGCAGTTACCACGCCGGTTGTGCCGGAGGGGTAGTACTGACCGTAAATCTGCTGGCCTTGTGCGTTGATGTAGGATGCACCAACAAACACGCCCCAAGCACCCATATCTACACCACCAAGGTTATTGGTAGTCAAATCTGCGCCGGTAGCGGTAGACAAAGCGATATAACCGTTAGCATTAATGATTACAGCTTGTCCAAAGAACAAGTTGGAATTAAGACCTGCTGGGTCAATCAAGAACTGACTCGTAGCGCCAGCATAGGGCATGCCGTCGTTACGATTAATGGCTCGTAGGCCATAGGGAGTATTGGTCATTGACATTTTAAGTCTCCAAAAAAATTTAAGTACCTTTTCCGAAAGTGACCGTGGACTTACGTTCTTTGAACATAGGCATCCGTGGATCATTTTCGCGCATGTAGGTGTTGTCTACTGACTGCATTTGCGCTTCCGCTTGATTGCGATAGTACGCATTACGCTGCTCAGTAAATTCCACGGGTGTTTTGCAAAGTAACAAACCACTGACTTGAACGCTATCTGGAAACTGTGCATGACTGCTAGATCCAAACAGACGAATTTCAGGATGGTCAGAAGCCTTTACGGGTTCCCAGCCTTCACGCAGTTTTGAAGAGATATTGGTAGCGTCTTCCTTATTCAAGGTACTAACACGAATCCAACGGAAAGCATAGCCCGGCTCTGGATGAGGATCAGGCAAAAGCTGGGGCGGCATCCAATGTTTTGGACGGGCAACAGCCTCACGGCTTTCAGTGTCACGTTTAGCGCGAGTTTGAGTTTCAGACATATCAATTACCTTTTCTTAATTCTGCAATTTTTTGAGCCATAAGTTCGTGGGATACACCAAACTTTTTAGCCATCGTTACCTGAAATGGAGTGAGCCGGATCTTGGAAGATGAGGTGCTCCGTGTCGCAGGTGCGACGACATTCGATTTTTGACGAGGAGCGGAACTCGTTTGAGTTTCCGATTCGTTGTTATCCAGATCGAAGTTCTCTGGAAACACTTGGCGAATACGCGAATTAAGTCGCGTGTAATATTCGTCGGAGTTAGGGTCAATGCCATTCTTAATGAGCTTAGTATGTAAGCCCAGAGCAAAGCTGGTCATCTCATCATCACTGCCAAACCAAGAATTCTCGCTTTGCCATCTAGCAGCTTTAGGGTCTGCTTGCGGTTGACGAGGGACTTCCCTAGGTGCGATTTTTACTTCATTTTCTTCTTTTTGTAAAGCGGGTTTGAAATTATTTACTCGCTCCATTTTAATTTTGGCAGAAGTTAGTAACTCCTGAGCCTCAACTAAAGCATCAGAATCACCTGATTCATACGCACTTTTATAGCGTCGCTTGGCTTCATCAACCTCATTTGATACTACTTTTTTAGCCTGCTCTAGTAATGCTGACTGCCCTTCAGATAATGAACCCTTGAGTTTTTTATTCTCTTCGGCCACAGATTGAGCAAAGGCAATAGCCTCTTCCCGCTCGCGAGCAGCTTCTTCAGCACGACGACGTTCACTGTGAAAACCAGACTGAAGGTCAGAAATACGCTTCTTTACCTTTTCGTCGTATCTTTCAAGTTCATCATCATCTTTATCGGGTGCAGATTCTTTTTTATTAGAGACTTGAATCTCTACATCTACCCCGCCGTCATCTTCCTGAACTGTTGTTTTTTTGTCAACTTCGTCGGGAAATGCAAATTCTTCTTTATTAAAATTTTCCATAAACTACCCCTTAATAGTTAGGTCGCTGAATTCCACGGGGATCCTGAACCACTGCTTCGACGCTATCGTCGTTAATCAGTCGCCACTCGGTACCGTGTATTTTCATTCGCGTCCCAGTATTAGGTCGCGTAATGATGAAGTCTCCCACTTTGCATGAAGCCCCTGAAGGAAATCGTTTTTCGTCTTTAAAAGCGTCTGGGCCAATCTTGGCCACAAACAAGACGGGAGAAAGCAATTCTTCGTGAAGCATAGCCGTGGTTGATTTTAAAATGCCAGTTTCGCTAAATTCCTCTTCAGCTTTGGGAAGCATACAAAGAATATGGTAAGTAGCGGGATCGGGCACTTGTCGTGCTTTTTCCTCTGGGTCTTTGTTTAAAAGGCCAGAAAGATCAACAGCAGACACATTAAATTCACTCATCGTCATCATCCTTAATTTTTCTTAAAAGGTCATTCAACTCATACTGCGCGGTTCGTAGACCCTTGATTACTCCGCACATACCTTTGTAATCAGCGTAGTCTTTAGCCACGCCATCACATAAAGATCCAGTCAAATCTTGTACACGTTCATTAATCTTTTGATTAATAACATCAAATATTTTCAGTTCCATGATGCACCTCTAATGGTTTAAAAGTTATAGGATCGTATTTAGCGGACTTACTCCACACTCTCATGTAGTTGCAAACTGGCCGCTCCTCGCAGCTTTCGCACTTTTTGTTATTTGCACTGTTATTTCCCGAGTGTGCGCGGTATAAATACAACACTTTTGGCAGTCTAACGATGGGAAATTTCTCTGAAATTTGCATAAAAAGATCCCCATCTTCACACGCACTGACCAGTTTTTCGTTATATCCGTCAATAACATCCATCACTTTGCGGCGATACATACCAAAATGCCGCCATCCATGCTGGTGTAAAGCATTAATATCAAAGGTTTTACTCTCAGAATACAGTTGATGTTCACCTTTTTCGCCAATTTGAGCCAGATCTGAGTAGATTAATCCTACATTTGGTAGCTGATCGAAGCTTCTAACCATCTCATCCAGTGAATATCTCTCCAATATGTCGTCATTATCTAGATGACCAACTAGATCACCCGTAGATAACGTATAAGCCCGCTTGCGATTCTTGACAATCCCCAAGTTCTCTTCATTTCTGTACGCTTTAATGCGGGAATCATAGGTAGATAACATATATGCCACCTCCCATGTCCCGTCATCAGAGCAGTCATCGACAATAATCAACTCCCAGTTCTCATAAGTCTGCTTCAATACACTATCAACTGCATATTTAATGTATCTGGCCGAGTTATAAGCTGGCATTAATAGAGAAACTAGGGGTTTTGTCATTTAGCCTCGCGTCATTTTGGTAATCACATCAGCTTTAAGCTTCTGTTCGGTCTGTTTCTGCTGGGATTGCAGGCGCATAGCCTCTCTCTGGCTCTCTGCCTTGATCCTTTCAGCATCAATGGCCAATCTAGCCTGAGCCAAAGCCATGTCTGCCTGATCTTTTGCAGATTTACGCTTAACTTCCTCCGCTTTGATCTGCAATTCAGCCTGTTGCATCTGAATAAGCGGATCTTGCGCCTGTTGTTGAGCTTGTTTCTGCTGAGCCATAGCGGTATTGCTCTGTAAAAGCTGGGCACTTGCCTCTGCAATAAGCTTTGACAACTGAACTTCCACATCTTCTGGCAATCTTTCGTTTGGAGGAGGCAGTGGTACACCCATTTGCTCTTCAATCTTGCGTCTGTACAAGAATCCTAAGTGTTCCGCGATGTGAGCTTGAACAGCAGCCATCATTTGCTGAGCCATAGGGTTCTGCCCCATCGTTGCAGCAATCATCGGGTCTTGCATAAACGTAGTATGAGCCGCAATGTGAGCATCTTGATCTTGATAGATGAACGCCTTAGTAGGTTCACCCTTCAAGAACGCCATGTTCTCAGAGATAGGATCGCGTGGCTGCTCATCGTCAGGAGTCGGAACCAGCTTATCGCCGTTCTTAATACCTAAAACCTCAATCATCTGTCTATGGAGATTAGGTAAGTTGTAGATCTGAGGAGCTTGCTGAGCCATCTGCATCACAGCTTGGTACTGCATGATGCGCTGAGCCATCGTTGAGCTATTAGGATCAGATACAGGAATGACATCTACCATGTCATAGTCTTCCTGCTTAGCCATCCTCGTACCAGAAGTAGGTTCGTATTCATACTCTGTAGGAGCGTAGTCACGAATGATCGCTTTGAGGATCTTGAACTCTTGCTTCATAGCGTAGTGAACGCGAGCCTGCACAGCAGACATGGTTTTCAACTGACGCTCTAACAAAGCTAACGTAGTTCCCACTGGAGAATTAGCAGACATATCACTGATATTCATATCAGCAATAGATCCCAAACGTCTACCCTCTTCAGTGACCTTATCTAACAACATAGACAAAACTTGTGATGGCTCCTTATAAGGAAGCATCATGATGTTGTCTTTGATAGACCCACTTGGTACGTCTACGTCCCTAAACTCACCGGGAGCAATAGGAGTGTCATCACCCTTTACTCGTAAACCTCTAGACTTTAAGCCGCCGGGCAGATTGCTTAGTGTGCCAGCGTCAATGAGTTGTCTAATAAGAGATGTACCGGCCCGGGCATAACCACCAATAAGGTGTATGAAACCAAAGCCATAAGCACCAAAGCCGGGTACATAATCGTACTGAACAAAGTGCTGGCGCTTAAGACGCTTCTTATCTTTCTCATCCCAGTTCCTGTAAATAGACAGAACCTTATTAGTCCCAACGTCAATCGTAATGATGTAAGGTAAAGCAATACCATCTTCATCTTCATAGCCGGGAAGATCATAGTCAACTTGGATTTCATAAATTTGGTAGCGGTCGTCGTCAGTTACTGAGTAACCCTGCTCGTCCGCTTTCTTCTTCTCTACGTCGGTGTGTAAGTTACTAGGCTCTCCCAGTTCTACATCAACATAGAAACCTGCTACCTGTAACTTCTTTAGTTCATTCTTAGACTTACGCATGATGTGCGTAACTCTCTCTGCTGTCCTAGAGCTACTAGAGCCATAAGGAATAATCACATCCTCGGCGGGAACATAAACAGAAGTCTGCCGTCCTAGTGAGGGATCGTAGTAAACCTTCTTAAAGGCCGAACCAGCCAGACCTAAGTTAAACAACATTCTCTCGTGCTCAGGGCGATACTCAGGCATTTCTTCCGTGAGCTTATAGTTCATGTCCTCCTGAACTCGCGCAGCCGCTTCAGTTTTAAGTCGGTCAATTGCACCAATAATTTCAGTTTTGACTGGCCCCGCCGCTGGGAACGTTTCAATAATCGTTTCACTCTGAAACCGAACCGCAGCTTCTGTAAGGATCGTAGAGAAAACTCCACAAGCGCCATTCCACGGCTCAGTACGTTCTTCATACTTCATCCCCAAAACATCTAGACCCTTGACATACATCTCCACCCAGTCTTTACGAGATGTCACATCACTAGACACCTCCTCAACTAAATCAGATCCAATCGTCGCTAGAGTTCCTTCATCTATGAACTCAGCCAAGTTGTCGTCAAACTGATCCTCTTCACCCTTAGGAGGGAATAAATCAATCTCAATCCCATCTATCTCAATAGACATAGAGTCAGGATTCTCAACTTCGATTTCAATTTCTGGGCCTTGTAAGGCATCTATGCCTTTGGGCATTTCGTATAAAGATTTTTCCATGAGAGCCTCAATAGTAAACGTGCTTCTTTCTGAAGCCGATTAGATCTTCACGCTCGTCTGTATCAAGCCGCAAAAATCCACCTTGTCTGAAACGAATTAATCCTTGAACACAAGCGTCAACCAAGTCATCATGGTCAGCGTTTGGAAAAGCCGCCATCTGCTCAACTAACTCGTGCGCCCACCTCGTATCAGGTGCCCATACTTTACCCGACTTGAACAAATCAGTCACCGAGTTTAGTCGCACAAATTTATCATTACCTCTAGACGGGGTGTATTCACTCACCACAATCCCCATCCTTCTTAATTCAAATATCAACGGAGCGCCAGCAGCTTTAGCCTCAACCACAAAAGCATCCGGCTCCCAATCCTTATAGTGGTTGAAAGCTTTCTCCTTCAATTCAGGAAACTCCATCCTCTTCTGGAAAGCATCTAACAAAATAATATTGATGTCTTCTGGGTTCTCATTCAGGTGAAAAACGCCAAGGGTCACGCAGGCGGAATAGTCTGATCGCTCATTCTTAGTAAAAGCAGTATCCCAACTCTGAATGATAAATTCACACCTAGGAGGATCCTCGTGCTCCCAAATCTTCCACCACTCCCGCTTAACTAAAGCACCCTCTTCTCCCGTAGGGTTTTGCTGATACTGAGCATTCCACTTACTAGGAGGCAACTCATCCCGTAGTGCTTCTAATTCTTCCAAGCTCCAAAACTCTGGCCATAAAGGTTTGCCACTGGGCATAATCGCGGGTAGTTCTATTAACTCCCACTCCTCACCTCTATCCCTACTTGCTGCATCTTTAATGATCCTACCAGTCAGGTCTTTCTCCGACCAGCGGGTCATCACTACAACAATAGTACCTCCCGGCTGTAAACGCTGTCTAGGGCCAGAGGTGTACCATTCATAAATCTTGTCAAAGACCGTCGGATCTCCCTGAGCTAAAGCCGCTTCCTGTTCAGAGTGGGGATCATCAATGATTAAAAGATCCGCACCCTTACCAGTAACCGTACCTCCTACACCAATAGCGAAGTATTCTCCACCCCCGTTCGTCGCCCACCGGCCAGCAGCTTTACTGTCCTGCCTCAAAGCCACATTAGGAAATATCTTAGAGTACTGCTCACTGTCTACTAAGTTCCTAACCTTCCTACCAAATCCCACCGCAAGATCAGCCGTGTTAGAACATTGAATAACTTTCTTATTAGGAAACTTCCCAAGGAACCACGACGGCAACAGGTACGAAGCAAACTCACTCTTAGTATGCCGAGGAGCCATATTTATGATTAATCTCTTAATCTTCCCATTAGCAACATCTTCAAACTTCTTAGCCATAAGAGAGTGATGTCTCCCCGATACGAAACCGGGCCACATCGTCTTAATATAGTCCATGAAAGACTCCTGCGCCTTCTCACGTATAAGCGCACTCTTATAGTCTTCCACCTCCGATAAGAACAAATCCTTCTCGTTCTCCGGCAAACTATCAATCAACTCTTCTAGCTTCACTCTAAATTCCTGAAGTTTATATAAACCGGACGTATCGTCCTACCCTGTCTATCAACCTTCTTTATAACACCTATATTCACAAGCCGCTTAATTATTTTTGAAGTATTTGACATACTCATCTTTCCCCTCTGATGGGCTATGTCCTTCAAAGAGGGACTAAACCCATACCTCTTCCACCACTCATCAATAATCAAAAACACTTCCTTCTGCACCGGGGTCATCTCTACCTCCATACACTCGTTAAACGTCTTGTCGCTTTTACGCGACACCATCTTCTTGTTAATTTGAACTGTAGAAATCATGCTTATTCCTGCACGCAGAAATCATTTATCATTTCTAGGTTGTAGAAATCATTTGTAATTTCTGCGTAGAAATCATTAATCATTTCTGCGTAGAAATCATTTGTAATTTCTAGAAAATTTTTTGTAGAAATCATTAATCATTTCTACCCGGGGTGTCTTCCCTAAACGCATGGGTGGGTATGCTGCCAGAAACTTTTTCTGGGGGTGGGGCCGAATCGGATTCTTCTAGTGATCGTTCGGGTTGAATAGTATGTATAGGATCTAGGGACTCCGCAACGTCGTTCGGGGGGGGCGGGAGTGGGTGGGTCTCGCCCGCAAGCTCGCGCAAAAGGGTGTCCGCCTCTACGAACGTGACATCCTCCGCGCCCGCCTTCAGCATGTCGCGCAGTTGCCCCATGATCTTAGCCTTCGTGTCCTCACTAGACCTGATGTGACGCACCTCGCGCCTCTCAGTGAAAGCCGACACTTCGGTAACTGTGCCGAGTACCTTAGACGCCTGAACTTTGGTGGCTTGTTTGGCTTCGGGGTCAATCAGCACTTGGACAAGGGATTGAATTACCAACGACCTCAAAGCTTCAGGGGTGCGATGTTTAGCCGACTCAATGGCCAGCTTATACGCCTCGACCTCAAGGGCTATCCTTGGGTCACTCGCAAGCTTGTAAGGCTCACACGCGAGCGTCGCCTTCGTCGCCTCCTTCTTGTGGCTCTGCCGGTATGCGTCCGCCTTCGTCTTACCGAGTGCGAGACCTTTCGCGAACTCTTTTTGTTTCCCTGTCAAAGCTCGATCAGAAACGCCTAGAAGCTCAGTCATTGGTACTTGCTCTAGACCTTCCTTGATCTGCTTCCTTGTGAGTGTTTTCATCTCTGTGTCTCTCCTACATGATTGGGGGAATGGGAGGCAAAGCCGTTCCGCTTCGCTATGTCCCGACGGGGCGATTGGAACAGAAATGATTAATGATTTCTAGCCCCTTTGTGCAGCTTGTTTTTGTAAGCATTTCGTTCACAATTTGAAAAGCACTTTCACCCTGTTTTTTTAATACTTTGGATTACATAGGGAAAATACCTAGCGTTGATTTTAAAGGCTTTTTTGATACATGGCACGTTTCTATTATGCTATATATATGTAAGGCACTATAATTTGGTGCACTACATTGCAACCACTTACAAAAGGACTTAAAATCATGACAACGATGCAACGCGCCATGACTCAAGATCAGGCAGAGCATTTTTATAAATGGCTCGAAAAAACAGTTTACCGCGATGAGCAACACACAGTTGAAGAACAAATACACGCGCTATTGCGCGACCATCCCGACCTTGTTAACACACGCACATGGACTGAAATGCGGAACATGGCTCAACACATAAACATCGAGGGATAAACCATGTACACCGCACAAATTAACGCACATGGAAACGTCATTGTTTGCAAGGGCGATGACGTTCGCAACTCTTACCGCGTCATTTTCACCGGCACTTATGCCGAATGTATGCGACTCAAATTAGAAACCAACTAAGGAAACACCATGACCAACACACAACCCGACCACTGCCACTTTTTCGCATCCTCCTTTTGCACCTACATCACAACCACCGACAAGCGAGACCTCCGGCAACTTATCAAGCACATGGATAAAGAGGGCTACGCCTATAACCTTTTTCTTGTCCCTGTTCCGCATACCCAAGAGTATGAAATAAACCTGTTTCAGCCTCAAGTTGACGGCACTCAATGGCTAGGCTTCTTTGACAAGAAAAAAACGCGCTGAGTACTGCCTGAAGCCCTTGTGTGAGGGCTTTGGGGATTACTTACCAACCACAAAGGAGAGACCATGAGCAACTACATAGAGACAATTTACTTTGGCGTAAAAACGCTGATCTGCTTCGCAGGTTACGTCGCCTCAATTCTGATCGGGCAACCATCCGAGACCCTCGCCATTGTGTCGGCACTGTCTGCCGGTTCTTGCGCCCTGTTCGCCCTCATTCAAACTAACTGGAGCTAAACCATGCACTTTTCACAAATTGATCGCGACTGTTTCGCCATGCACCGCGAGGGCAATAGCTCTTGGGAAATTCTAGATTTTGTAAAACGCGAGGGCTACCCATACCCGATAGCCGTTCGCATTGTCAAGAATGTTTTGCAACTAGACGCAGAGTCTGTCGCAGATATGGAAGATAAATATAAAGACTGTATTTAACCAAAGGAAAAACCATGCAACTAGACCTCACCACCGAACAAACGTTTGAGCTTTGGACGACCTTAGCCGTTCGCATTCACCAACTTAAACGCGAGCGCGATCAGCACTCCGAACTCACCATCATTGGCGCGATTGCCCGCAGGCAACTGGGGCGCACTGTGCCAGTTTTTAACACCCTCAACGCCTACATTGAAGCAAACGCCATGCACGACTTCGACGACCAAGACGAGGGCAATTATCACCCTCATGGCGACCCACAAATCTAAAGGAGACCATCCGATGAAACTCGAAACCCTAGACACATGGCAAACCCAAGCGCGAGGCACGAACTCGCAAGAGTATGAGATTTACTTAGCCTGTGCCGACGACGGCAAGGGCGGGGATATTACCCGCAACGGAGAGCCACTTAAAACCTTTGAAGAATGGATTAACTCATGACTGCCATTGTCCTAGACACACCCGAAAAGATCGCCCGCTACCGCCTTCTAGCCCTTCGGGGGGCTTTGCGCCTTGAGATCGCGGGCATGAAAAAGCGGGGTCAATCCGCTTATCAGATCCTTAAAAACGAGGGCTACTCCGGCACACGCGCCCAAGTACTTGAGCAACTTCACAACCACCTAGAAACCACAAAGGAGACCATCCGATGAAACGCTATTTTGTCCACATCCCAACATGGATACACATCGCCATGACTTGCTACGGCACGAATAAAAAAGATGCTATTGCCCGATTCCGCCATCAGCATGGGCTTGTCCGCATGCCCAAGGGCTACGGCATTTGGGAGGCTTGAATGTTTACCTATATCGCTTTTTACAAAGGCAAACAGATCACTGTAAACGCCTTGCGTTCATACGACGCGCAACTGATCGCCTCAAAGATTTTTAAAGCCAAAAAATCTTACGAAGTTACTGTAATGCTTGCCAGTAAAAACGACGAGCCAGTTATCCATGACCCCGCAACAATTTAAAGGAGACCATCCGATGATTACCCCAAACGACTTCACAAAAATTCGCCATGACATTAACGGAAACCCGCGCTACGTCTGCCATTTTCTGCACCTTGATGTGCATGGATGGCAAAGCAATTTAAGCGTTTCTGCCCGCTATGACATAGCCGTCCAACTGGGCAAGGCTTTAGGCGGGAAAAAGTATCACACCAAAGGCTACGGGGGGGGCATTGTTTTTCAATGCTTCAACTTGCACGATCTTTGCGAACACATTAACCGATTGACCAACAAAGAAAAGGAAACAACATGAAAAAACTTGAATGGGATGAACTGTGGAAAGCGATGGAAGAAAAGCCATCCGAATGGATACCCACCACAACCAAAATGTTTTGGGAAATGTTGGAAGTACTACCACCGAGGGCGCAAAGGGGTGACGCTTTCCTAGTTGGGGAAGCCTTGCGCCATAACGCACAAGGCGAGACTGTTTACGCTTGCTTTTCCCGCTTCGGTGAGAACTGTTACGCCAAAAACTTGACGTTAAAAGAATTCAAAGAGGCAACCGCATGAACTACCCGACCGCCTTCGTTATCTCTCAGGGTTACAAATACGAGAGAACAAAAAGCAGCACACGGGCGAAAACCTACCGCACTTGGCTAGCCCAAGCCACCGCCAAAGACCCCGCCAACCGCTTAGAGATCGTCCGGTTGTTTGAACTGGGCAGGGCAGAGGCACGATGACCACCTTAAGCCCTTTTTTGAGGGCTTTGGGGGGTAATTGTCCCCACAACAAAGGAAACAACATGAGCAAATTAAAACTAAGCGTTGATCTACTGGACAACCTTTATGGGTCTGCCGTAGTCAACATTGGAAGAAATAGCGGTTACGTTGAAGTTTTTATTGACGAGGCAGGCGACTTGACTGTCATTGTCTACGACAAAACGGGCGAGATTGTCCACTCATACGACACACCTTGGAAAAAATAAGGAAGAACCATGCAAACAAGAACACGCAAAACACCAAACGGCTACATGACCGAGACCAACATTTTATTGAGCGACTCAATGCAGTTATCGCTTACCACCATGAAAAGATCATCCGGCAACCTGACGACCACCGCAGTTGTGACCATCCGAGAGGGTCAGTTTTTCTCGCATCGAATGTTTCACGATTACAGTAAAACGCTTTTGACGAGCCGTATCGCCCGATGCACACCCAAAGCATTGGAGACCCAACACGCCCAAGCCTTGCAGAATTTGGACGTTATCAAAGACACAGTAAACCACCATTACGCAACCATAAATTGAGGAGACCATCCGATGACAACCTTCAGAGTAAATTTTATAAACACGGCTAGCCTGAGCATGACTGTTGAGGCAGAGACAGAAGAACAAGCGACTGAGCTTGCATGGAAAAAGTTTAATTCCGCGAATGTGCGCGACCCATATTTGTATTGGGACATTGGTTATGTTAATGAACTAGAGGAGACCATCCGATGAATAGCGACCTTTTAGACGAGTACTGTCAGAACTTGTACGGACACACCGATTGGCAAATTGAATTTGAGAATGGCAAAACCATTGTGACTTTCTATGAGAAAGCACGACCCGAATATTTGGAATCACAGGAGGACGAAGAATGATTGAAATTATCAGCACAAAAGACGGGTTCATGGTGCAACACATGGACGGAGAACTTGAGGGCGAATACCTTTGCGATGCCAAGGGCGATAACCTTTTTGATAAGTTTGCCGATGCCGAGGACGTTCTTTATTCAGCCTTCGACAAAGATCAAACACTCATGACCGAGAGCCGAGCTTTACTGTATTACACCGACAAACTCGCTAAGCATGGTTGGCATATCACCTCAATCTTTAGCATTAAAGATGTCAAAGACCGCCTTAACGCAGGCACAGAAATTGTAGAGATGCCATCCGATGCAGTACTGAATGACGCTTGCGCTTATGTTGCAAGCGGGTATTCCTTCGAGGATTATTCCTTTTGCATAGATTGGGCAGTAAGCATGATTAACGAATGGAAAGAGGAGGGTTCAATATGACTAGCAAAGAAATATCAGTCTACGAAGTAGCACGGCTTGCACTGGCTAACCACCACTGGCGTGAAATGATTAGTGAAATCTTAGACCTATCCGATGCAGAGATGGACAGGATACAAGCCTACTCAGAAAAACGTTTAGGAATCGAGGAGAGAACATGAAAACATCCGAACACTTCGCACTTGACGAATGGTTGTCAGACTACCCCGACAACTTGACCTATGACCAAGTAATAACCATTTTGCGCGACCCTGAGAACACATGGTGCGCTGATGACATTACTGTTTGGGAAGCGGTAGAGGACTGCACTTGTGACCAAGTGGCGGGATTTATTGAGAGCACAAAGAAACATTTTGAAAGGGTTACATCATGAACCACGCAGAACTAAAGGCACAGATCAGCGATCTTTTAGTAGAGAACCATCCGGCAGAACTTGAGCGACTGACTGGCGTAGAAGATACGATCTGCAAAAAGATTGTGCATGAGCTTTACATGGAGAGATTCAATGACCCCAACTGTTGGGAGACTGAAAGAGTAGGTGACGTATGGGTCATATTCGGCAAGACTTGCGATGAGTGGATTGATGAGAACGGAGATTACCGATGCTTTGATACCAAGGAAGAAGCCAAACAATATATCAAGGAGACCATCCGATGATCTACTTTGCACTGAACCCTGACGGGCTTTTGTATAACTTGGGCGACCACGGAGATTGGGAATCAGCAGAAGAAACCGCTAGCGATCTACGCATTGACCCAATATGGACACTCAACGAGGACGAAGCCCTCAACTGGGCAGAATTTATTCTGACTGAGATTAAACAAACCCGTAAAGCATTTGAAAAGGTATCAACATGAAAGTATCTGAACTAATCGCCCACCTGAGCGAGCTGCCCCCGCACTTAGATGTACTGATCTGGGACGCAGGAAACCGCATGGGTATTTCAATGGTAGATGACGCATTCATTCATGACGAGCAGTATCCATTTGTAGAACTAAACACAGACACAGACGACTAAGGAAACAAAATGAAATACACAATTAAATCAGCATTCATCACCCATCAAATCGCAGAGATCGAAGCAGACCATTACGACCATGCGTACAAACTGGCACTTCTTTTGATTAACAAAACTAAAGACGATTCGGTGTCATTGCATTTCAAAACAACTGAAATTGAAAGCAGGAAGATCAAAGAAATAGCTTTGTCAGAAGATAATTTCACAGAAGAACAACTAGCCTTCATGAAAGCCTACTTAACCAATGTTGCCGTTGCTGACAGAGGTGTCGTTAAAGCATTCATGCTTTCACAGGACGATGACGAATTTTATAAAGACCACTCAGAAACTTATAGCGGATTAGCCGATGCCCGTGGTATGTGGGAGGACGCTAAACGCTTCTACAAGGATGGAAAAGCATGACCAAAGATCAAATACACGCGCTAAAAATGGCATTGTTTCTCGCGCAATACTTTGTTGAGGAACACTATGGTGACTTTACTGACAGTGGGCAGGCACAAATAGACAACGAGCGCGTCATATTGGCGCGGGAAATACTCAAAGAATTAGAGGCAAAACTATGAACTACCAATCAAGCTATTGGGACGATGAGAAGTTAGACATATTCCGAGACATGGAGCGCAGGGCTTTTGCCGAGGGTAAACCGCAGGAAGTGACAGACCTCTACGGCTTTATCATCGACACCCTCGAAGAACTCATTCAAGTAAAAGAATCATTGGAGAATTAATCATGGATACAACTAGAACCTACCCCCGCACCTTAGCCGAGGCTTTTCCCGACGATCCCGAGCACCGCGCCCGCTACGGATGCGCTATCGAGATCATGGAAGATCCTCCAACTTACTGGCAAGAGACCTTGCAATTAGCCTCAATTTGTATTGCAATAGGCTATGTTCTTGGCAAATACTTTTAATGAAAAAGAAAACCCTCTTTGCAATCTACCTCGTAGAAGATGAATCCGGTTTCGTAACTGTCAAGTCTGACCACATAGGTCATGGCATGGTCAGCTACGAGATCGGTCTAGAGATACTAGCCAACCTCAAGATGGCGGAGGCTTTAAACCCCGAAGTCTTGAGCGTTGACTATATGTATTACTCAGACCAGTTTCAATGACGCAACGAGGCTTAGACCTAGCTTTAACAAGCCAACCCTTTGATGGGTATCGTTTGCGTCCTCACCCACCACATCGCTCATCCAGTACTGCCATCCGATCTCCTTTGCGACCCTCTCGCCTGTCCCGCTTTTATCGTTGTCCGCAATGATGAGACCATCCGGTAAGCCTTGAGCAACCTTCTTCATATTCCCCGCGCTGAAGCAAACATGAATGGTGTACCTCCGACTCATCTTCTTAAGAGCCGCTTGAATAGACAAAGCCGTAGCGTATCCTTCACACAGAATATGCACACCCTTGTTGTCGATGATTAACTCCGCATTACTGGTGCGCTGACCATACAGAAACTTCTTTGAGCCATCCGATTCGATAAGCTGACATCCGACTAGGCTTCCATCCACCCGCATCGGTACGACCAAAGTCTTTTTACCTTCATGCCCCCAGATCATGTCCTCTGCATCAGTAAACCCCTTTGAATTGAGATACTCATGCTTGCCTAAAAGGGTCTGACTTAAGATGAACGCTGCCCGTTTAACTGCATCCGCTTGGTCAGCCATGCGCTTAGCGTCAGCCTCCCGCATATCCCTTGCGATCTTCTTTCTATCTATCTTTACTGGGGTTTCCGTCTGCCACAAAGATACCTCTGTATCTGTCGCATGGTTCTGCACAAAGCCATGATCTCCCATGAACTTCACCGCCCCGTTGCGCTTCCTTGGATGGTCATCCGTTGGGTATCTTCTCCACACTCCGATAGGCGGAGGGATGTCGATCAGGATGCCATGCGCCCTGCAAAATGAAATGAATTCCATTACCGCATCCTCCTGATTGACTTGACGTATCTGTTGATCCCATCTTGCACGAACTTAGTAACCTTCGCATCGGGCATGACTGGTCTATCTTCTAAACCGCGAGGCCAGACTCCGAACTTCTCCGTTATATTTCATGTACCAGTTCATCATTGACCACCACACCTGCTTATCGTCGCGGGTCATAGTTCCTGTGAGTTCTTCCATCTCACCCGCTACCGCCTCGACCTTGGTCTTTCTCTGCCGGATATGCCCGCACGACTTGCACATATCAGAGTTCAAAGGCCACAAAGCACCACACGCAGGACACTTAGCCAACTCTTTCTCACGCTCAGTAGGTTCTTTCTTAGTCTTTTCCGCCCCGTCATCTAGTTCACTAACACCACCACCGAACACCTCATCCCAATTCTCACGGAATCTAAGATAGTTACCCGAATGATCTAGCCACACGGCAAACTCTTTACCTTCATGACCACGCATGACCCGCCCCATCTGTTGAATATGGGAGGACAATGACTTAGAGAACGGCCTAGCAGATACTCCGATCATCACATCGGACACATCGAATCCCTTGGTAAGAATGTCAGTAGCAATCAGGCCATTGATCTCTGTGTCGGGCTTACTGAACTCCTCGATCACATCCTTCTTATACTGATCGTCATCCCGATAACTAATGTTGATAAAGTTATAGCCACGATCACCAAACTTCTGCGCCAAGTCAGCACCATGAGCCACACCGGAGCAAAACACAATCGTCTTAGCAGGCTTACCAAATATTTCATGGGTCTTTTTCTCCCACTCAACCACAATATCCCCAGTGATCTGCATGCCCCGCTTGGTAGTCTCAGTAGGAGACCACTCGCCCGCCACCTTCTTAGCACCCTCCATGTTTATTTCTTTGGCAATAAATACTTTTAGCGGGACAAGCACCTTGTCATCCACTAAATCCCTTGTCGTTACAGTAGAGACCACATCCTCATAGACCTTGGCTAACCCCTTAGTGAATGGCGTAGCACTCAGACCTATCACTCTGATCTCTGGATTGTTCTTGATGAACTCGACTGTTGCCGCCCGTGTCTGGTGGGCTTCGTCAATGATGAGTAGGTTAAGGTTAGGGAACTCATCCCTTCTCTCTAACGTCTGAGCCGAGCAGATTTGTATCTTCTCCGATGGCAAATTACGCCAGTGACCTGACTGTAAAACTCCATGCTCAATCTTGTATTTGTCTAGCCGTTGACTGGTTTGATCGCACAGAATGATCCTGTCTAAGACCATTGCCGCACGATTACCCTTCATCTTTGTGGCTTCAAGCAAAGCAATAGCCATCTCTGTTTTTCCTGCGCCTGTCGGGGCATAGAGCATCAAGCTTTTCTTGCCCGATGCAAACCCCTCACGCAATGCCTTCAGCGTAGCCTCTTGATAAGGCCGTAGTTCTAATCCCATATTGTTTCTCCAGCTACCCACACATTAGCCTGTGGGCTTAGGCTTTACTTACTTCTTTAATTGTCTCTGCATCGCTGCGATTTGCTTCTTCATTGCCGCATTTTCATTCATCAATGTGTCCCGACTAATACGGGTGGACTTCAACTCCAACTCCAGTATGCGGATGTCCTCACGCAACTGGGCAATCGTGTTCTCGGCTAGCTTCTTCTCTGATTCGTCAGCCGCATAAA